TAATAAAGTTCAATTTTACATTAGTGGTATTAATATATTTAATAATCCTAATAGTAATGTTAAACCAGGTTTAAGTGGATATAGACCTGATGAGCTTATAGAAGAAGATTTTATTTATGAAAATTTTGAAATAGATAATGAAATCAGAAGATTATTTCCGTATCAAGGGGATAGTATTTTACAAGGTAGATGGGGAAATACTATACGATTTGGAAGTAATATTGTACCAGATTCTCACGGAGATGAGGATACTAAACAAGATTCACCAAACATTCTTATTAGGGCAGGACAACTATTCGACGCTTCAGATTTTGGTAAAAGTGGGGAAGTACAAAATTTAATAGATAGTCCAAAGAAACCTGTAAAAGAAGATATCAACGCCGATGGTAGTTCGATATGGGTGACTACCGACCAATCAGTAAAACTTAATATTGCAACTACAAATGCAATAAGTCATAAGTATATGACTGCTAACCATCAAGACGACCAACCACAAGAGGGTGGGAAACAAATTACACTTAATTCCGATAGGATAACCTTTAATACAAAAAAAGGAAAACTACTCGGATTCAGTAATGATGGTATAGGATTTTCTACACAAAAAAGTTTTACGGTTGATGCAGATAATGGAGTTGCTATGAATTCGGGCGGAGGAACTTCTATGGCTATGGTTCCAGGTGGTATAAGTTTAGTCACTCCAGGAAATTCAAGACTTGATTTAGGTGGTGGTGAAACAGGTGATGCAGATAAGATTACTTTATCAAGTGAGTGTCCATCATTTTTAATACTTGATGATAAGGCACATTTAGAATCTTGTGATGGTGCAAAAATACATCTTGATGATTGTGCCGGAATGGAAGATGACCAAGGTTCGTTTCTAAGAATAGGTGGTAAAGCACAAGGTGTGACAGGATATGTACTTGGTAGAGATGATATGGGACAACAACATCTCGTTTATGGAGAAGCATTAACTGATATATTAGATGAACTTATTACATCTATTTTAAATATAACGGCAATTCCAACTGGAGCAGGACCAAGTGGACCTGTAAGTGCAACACCATCACTTGCAGATTTTGAAAGTGTTCGTGCAAAACTTTGTGATTTATTAATGAAACCAGAATAATGGCACTTGATAAAAATACTTTAAGGGATAACTTAGTTGATAATTTTACTACAATTAGAGATGATACTACGGGTAAGTTAACTAAACAAGATTCTGCAAATGGATTTGCAACAGCAATTGTAGATTACGCAAAAGAAGCCGAAGTTCAGATTCCAGCTCCTATATCATTATTTATAACTGCGGCCGGTCCTGATCCATCAGTAGCTGGTATGAAATTAAAAGTAAGTGGAATAGAGACTGCTAAACCAGCACTTGTAGCTCAGATTATGTCGAGTTATACATTAATGGACCCGACTATGAATTTAATCTCATTGGGTATAGTAACTTTTACAGCATTAATGATAAATTTTAGTAATTCACTTAAAACTGTAAATGCAATAGGAACAACTATAATGGCAGTACCACCAATATTTCTACCCTCAACTAAGAAAGGTATGGATGGTGGAAGTATAGAAAATGTTTGTGATGAGATGGCAAAAGTAATACATACATCATTCTCAGCAAGTGTATTTACTGGAGTAGGAACTAATGTAACAGCCGTATCAACTGGTCCTGTTGCAGGAAAATTAGTGTAAAAATAAAAACAAAATATTTATTAGAAGAATAAAGGAGTTTATAATGAAAAAACAAGAACTAATAAAGATAATCGAACTTGTAGTTCGTAAAGAAGTGAAGAAACAGGTTAACGAGATATTTATTAACGAGAATAAGTTATCTCAAGAACCATCACTTACCGAATTAGTTTCAGAACCAATACCTAAAAAAGTACAAAAACCTAAAAAGAAGGTTCAATATACTTCAAATAAAACTTTAAATGAAGTTTTAAATGAAACGGTTGGATTAACTGGTAAAGGTAGTACACCAAATTCACAAGTAGATGAATTTGAAACTTTAGGGGGTGGAGTATTTGACCAATCAAAAATGGCTGAAATGATGGGATATGGTGGAGTAAACTCATCCGGCAATGAAGAACAGCGAAGAAAAATAGCAGCGGTAGATTCAATCAAAAAGGCTGGTGTTAAAGTTGACCAAGTTCCAGATCATGTAACGGATGCATTAACAAAAGATTATCGTGGTGTATTAAAGGCCATTGATAATAAAAAGAATGGAGGAGGATTCCGTCCATAATGGAGTTAGTAAATGGGTAGAGCACGAAGTGCATTAGAATTAGATTTAGATCCAGATGTAACAATCGGTTTGGGTTTACCTATGCAACACGATGATAATAATGGATTTTTTCCAGGTACTCAAACAACTCTTTCACAGACTGGTAGTAATATTAGAAATCTTTTATTAACCAATAAGGGTGAGAGGGTTGGACAACCAACTTTTGGTGCAGATTTAATGAAGGTTTTATTTGAACCTATGAGTGATGATTTAATTTCACAAGTTGAACAGAGTATTGGAGAATCTATGGCGCAGTGGTTACCGCATGTTACTGTAAAAAAATTAGAAGTAGAGGCAAATGATGTCAAACCAAATCAGTTAGATATAAATCTTCAATTTGCACTTGCTATGAACCCAACGGTTCATGAAACCATAACCCTAAGTTTTCTTACGGGTACATAATTAGTGGAGAAACAGAATGGCAAATAGAGTCCAAAAGGATGTAAGATATTTAAACAAAGACTTTGGTGCCTTTAGAGAAAGTTTAATAGAGTTTGCAAAAACTTATTATCCAAATACATATAATGACTTTAATGAGGCATCACCTGGTATGATGTTCATAGAAATGGCATCTTATGTAGGAGATGTCCTTTCTTACTATGTTGATAGTCAGTTTAAAGAGATGTTATTAGCATATGCCGAAGATAGAAAAACTATCTATGAAATGGCACAAGTATATGGATATAAACCTAAAGTAACACGACCAGCATTTACAACAGCTGATGTTTTTCAGACTGTACCAGCACGAGGAACTGGTACTAATGTTAAACCAGATATGAATTACGCATTAACTATCAATGAAGGTACACAAGTTAGTGCAAATAATGGTACTACCTTTAGAACATTAGAAGATGTAAATTTTAAATTTTCAAGTTCTTTTGACCCGTTACAAATAGATGTATTTGAAGTCAACCCAACTAATAAAGTTCCGTCATTATATTTGTTAAAAAAATCAGTTAAGTTAGGAAGTGGAACTATACAATCTGAAACTTTTGATTTTAGTTCTGCAGAATCATATCCAAGAATAAAATTAGCAAAACAAAATGTAATCGAAATACTTTCTGTTACAGATAGTGATAGTAATAAATGGTATGAAGTTCCATACTTAGCACAAGATACATTATTTACAGATGTAGAAAATACAGCAGCAACTGATCCAGATTTAGTTCAATACAACGACACCGTTCCGTATCTTTTAAAATTAAAAAAGACACCAAGAAGATTTGTTACTTACATTGTACAAGATGGTTCAACTGAATTAAGATTTGGTTCAGGTATATCCGATAGTCCAGATGAGGAAATAGTTCCAAACCCAAGTACGGTTGGTTCGAGTTTACCTGGTAGTCCAAATAAACTTGATACATTTTTTGATCCTGCAAACTTTCTTAAAACTGAAGCTTATGGTCAGGCACCAGCAAATACTACACTTACTATAAAATATGCATATGGTGGTGGTATAGAAGATAATGTAGCCGTAAATAGTATATCAAATATTTCCGAAGTTTCATTTACAGTAGAAGAAGATAATCTTGTAGCAAGTACATTACTAACTACCAAGAATTCAGTAGCAATTGCAAATCCATATCCAGCTACTGGTGGTAAATCGGCAGAATCTACCGAGGAGATTAAACAAAACGCATTAGCTTATTTTCAAGCACAAGGTAGAGTTGTGACTAAAGAAGATTATATAACACGAACATATGCTATGGGTAACAAATATGGTGCAGTTGCAAAGGCATACATTGTACAAGACGAACAATTAAATATACCAAATATGCAATTAGAAACTTCTCCAGGATCTGGATTGTTTATAGACGAGAGAAATATAGACCAACTTAGGTCTAAAGATCTAGTTTCTTCTAAAACAAAATTAGATAATCCTATGGCATTAAATTTATATACACTCGGATATAATGAGAATAAACATTTGACTCAATTAAACACCGCAGTAAAACAGAATTTAAAAACATATTTATCTCAGTATAGATTGGTGACAGATGCAATCAATATTAAAAATGCTTGGATTATAAATATTGGAGTTAAATTTAGTTTTATAGCTAGACGAGGATTTAATAAAAATGAAATTACTTTAAGGGCAATAGAATCAATTAAAGAATTTTTCCGAATAGATAAGTGGCAAATAAATCAACCTATTGTGGTTGCAGAATTAGCACAAATTATTTCACAAGTGGAAGGAATAGGAGCCATTGTTCCACCAGCAGAAAACAATCCTAATAAATTACCACTATTAATTACTAATAAATTTCAAGAATCGGATGGTTATTCGGGTAACATATATGATATAAATTATGCCACAAAAGATGGTATTATTTATCCGTCATTAGATCCAAGTATTTTTGAATTAAAATATCCAAATACAGATATCGAAGGTAGGTCGGTTGGTGATTCTGTTGGTGTGGCGTATTAAAGGGAGATAGTAAATGCATTATTTTGAATTTCCAACAAAAGATACTACATTATATGAAGATAGTGGAAGTAGAAATACAGGATTAGATGAAATTCTCGAAGTTCGTAAAGATATGAATGCTGATGGCAGTGTGGTTACGGTATCGAGAGCTTTAATTAAATTTGATTTAACTTATATTTCATCATCTGTACATAGTGGTTTAATACCATCTAACGCAAAATACTATCTAAATTTATTTGATGCAAATTCATCTGAATTGAATGTAGAACAAACATTATACGCATATCCAATTAGTCAATCTTGGACAAATGGTTCTGGAAAACATGATTCTAATCCTACTATCGAAGATGGATGTAGTTGGAAATGGAAAGATGGTGTTACTGGAAAAACTCAATGGAATGAAGTTTCACAATCGGGTGGAACTTGGTATAGTGGAAGTGGATATATTGCTTCTCAATCATTTACTAACGAAGCTGCAGATGTAAGAATGAATGTTACAGATATTGTTAACAAGTGGATAGGTGGTAGTGGTTATGTACCAAATGAAGGTTTTATGTTAAAGCGTAGTGGAAGTATAGGTAATACTGATACAAGTCTTGATGAGGGTAATACTACAAGATTTGGAAACTTTAGTTTCTTTTCAAGAGAAACTCATACAATTTACCCACCTAAGTTAGAAGTGGTGTGGGATGATTCTAAATGGAATACTGGATCATTAAGTCCTTTAACATCCGATAATTTAGAAGATATGGTTTTGTATATGAGAGGATTACGACCTGAATATAAAGAAAAATCAAAAGTAAAATTTAGAGTTGTTGGTCGAGAAAGATATCCTGAACGGACATATTCATCAACAAATTTATATGAAACAGGACACAACACTGCAAAATATCTACCAAGTGGAAGTACCTATTATGAAATAAAAGATGCATATACTGAAGATGTACTTGTACCATTTGGAAGTGGTTCTGTTGTAAGTTGTGATTCTACTGGAAACTATTTTAATTTTTGGTTGAATGGATTACAAGCAGAAAGATTTTATAGAATAAATTATAAAATTGTAAGTGGTAGTGGAACTGCCGAAGAAACTATTCAATATTTTGATGAGAAGAATTCATTTAAAGTAACGAGATAACATATGCCGTACACAAAAAAAGAACTAAAAGAAAACGAGTTTTGGCAAAAATTACATGAACAAGATAGAGTTGAGTATGAACACAAATTACAACAAGCTATCGATTTACAAGATGTAGTTGAAGTAGTCGATGAAAAACTTGGAAAACTTCCTTTAGAAAAAACTAAACCATTGAGAAACGATTCTGGTACTTTTTTGGCATTTGAAAATCCTGATACTGGATTAAATTATGATAGACCAGACCAATACATTTCAGTAGAAAAATTATCACCTCAGTACCATAGTGGTGAAATAAGAGATAAAGTTTTAGATACAGAGATAAAGGAACTCGTATAATATGGGCCGTAAATTAACACAACTTAGTGATAAAGATTATCAGCTTCTAAAGAAAGAAACTCCTACAATATTAGGTGAAAACGGACAACATTTTCCTACATTTGGAAACAACATGGAAGATTATGTAAAGTTCTGTATTTACAATGTAAATGATGAGTATATTAAATCTGGTATTAGTGAAGATTTTGAAAATAGTGGAGAATCAATAAAGTTAAAACCAGGAAATGATTTACGAAAGGCTGGTTTTACTCGTGGTGATTACAAAATTAAATATTTCTTTCATAGAAGAATTGGTGGTGCTGATGAAATGGTTCTCACCAAAACTGTCGGAAGTGAATCAGGAATAATTCATAGTAGTAATCCACAGCTTACTGGTGTACCTATGGGTGAGTTTTATATAGAAGAAGATGGTAAAGTTTATATGGGTTCTAATAAACCAACCGATGGAAGTAAACCACAAGAACTTGATGTAAAAGAATATAAATATTTTATAGATGAAATTTCTGCAGATAGAACTGAGGTAAGACTTGCAACTCAAATGATTAATTTAAAAAAATATAAAGATGAATTTTATGAATTGTCAAATACGGTTGGTACATATACATCTATAACAGATGATTCTGGAAAAGGATTTGGTGAAATAGCAAATAAAAATAACCCAAGATTTGAAATTAACGCCAAAGATGGAAATGATTTAGGATTTGAAAGTAAATATATCGGTGGACAAGTCCAAGTAGATAACGCCTTTATTGTCGGATATAACAATAAAACAAATACAACACAAAATGATAATTGGTCACCAAGTGATCCTATACCAGCAGCATATATTGAAGCATATGATTTAAAAGATGCTGGTTTTCCTATGGCAGTTAGATATGTGGTAAAAGATGAACAAACAGAATTAACCTTGTTAGGACATGATTTTGTAGGTTATCAACCTATACCAAATTTAGTAACTCCTGGATTAAAATATCTTTTTGATTTTGGTTGTGGACACACAGAGATGACCGATGCACCTTTTGCTAATCATACATATGATACAATAGGAAATTATAATCCTACCGTAACCATAATGACACCTGATTTCACATCAGTTGTTGATGAGGTTTACAAAAATACAGGCATATCACAAGACGGGCCTGGATTAAGAGGTAGTAAATTAAGTGGATTTACACCGACACCTGCAGATTCAACACCAGGAACTTCAACACCAGATGTTCCGAGTATATCTGCATTAGATGGAAAGGTAATCAGGTGGGATGGTAATGCACAGAGTCAAGGAATACCACAAAAAATCGTTGGTGAACCTGCAGCCTCAACTACAAGATGGTATATTCAAAATGGATATAGAAGGTGGATTACAAGTGATTACAATATAAGTTTGTTAAGAGAGACATTAGGATTAGATGAAGTAAATGATTTTCAATTATACACAAATTTAATTAATTCAATACCTGTAGGTCCTAATATATCAGGACTTACTTTTACTACGGGTACACCAAATTTAACCGATACAATAACAGAGGCTGATTACGGAGTTTTAATATTACCAAGCTATGAAGAAGATGAAACCGAAGAAGAAACTGATGATAGTGATTCCGATGATAGTTCTGAATCAAATGAAATGTACACCTTAGAACTTAACTTAGAGGCATTTTTGGGAGGAAATGTAGAACAATTACCATATAATGATGATGATGATGATAATCAAGGTACATCGTTAGATGCAAGTTGGTTAGTAAATGGACAGCCAGTAAATTCTTACTACTCCAGTCAAATGTTTGAGGCAGGTACAAGTGTTGAGGTTCAGGTGGTTGTAGAATCATATCCACCTCAAGAATATGATTTTATAAATTGGACAACTGGTGGTCAAAATGTTAGGTACTCAAATCCAAGAACTTTTATAATGAATAATGATAAGTCCACCACAGCTCAAGTTGGGATACCATTCTAATGAAAAATAAACGAATCATATATTGGGGTGGAACACATCAAACTACAATTCCTCGAATGGGGGCATGTGGTGATGGAGTGGAAGTCAATCCTGCAGAGGGAGCTGGTGGAGGACCAGGAAAACCAGCAGCGTCAGCTTCAGCACCAGACGGGCCAGGATTATTTGATAAACTTAAAGGATTATTACCTGCATTAGCACTCGGAGCTTTAGCTATAGCTGCAATAGCTGGTGTGGCATTTATGTTAAAAAAGAATCGAGAGCCAGATGGTGGTCTTGATTTAGATTTTGATGCCAGTTTATCTGATGAGGAGAATTTCGCAAATCTTGGGCTTGATATACAAGGGGCAACATCTGTAGCCCGTGCAGGAAACGATGGAAAACCTGGATTTGATTCTAATGGATTATCAATCCCACCTGCATTTGTTGGACAACAAGTAATAGATGAAGATGGTAATCTTTGGGTATATAAAGATCCACCAGGAATGTGGATTATGTTTGATGATGCAGAACCAAGATATATTAGTGATGGTGATGAAAATTTACCAATTTATGCACCTTATGTTGCAAATATAACAGATGTTTTAAATCCTGTAACTATTACGGTTGATAAAACTTGGGCGGAAGCTTCATCAGAAATAGATAACCAAAAGAATTTTCACCCTACCCATCCATCTTGGAAAGTTTTATTTCCAAAGGATAAAGATTTATACACATATCTACAATTTGATGGAGATAAACAAAGTTTAACAATTAATTTTTCAAAGGATACTGAAAATTATAAAGAATATCCTAACTCATTAGTTTATAAATTATATGAACCATTACCTGATGGAATAGAAAAGGGTGATTTAACATATGTGGTTAAGGAGATGGCATCACCTTATACTGAAACGGTCGAGTTGGTAGATTTTGTAGAAGAAGATATAGATGCTGTATTATTGAGAAACCCTAAGTGGGATAATGAAACTCATCAATCAAGTTATTTTAGTCCTCGTGATACTAAATTTAAAAATTATGATGAATTAGTTACGAGTGATTCTAACATAAAAGAACAGATTGAAAATGAAATTATAAGTGGTAGTTTTATGGATAGCATAGAACTTTCAGGAATAGATTATAGAAGATGGGATAACTTTGTTCATTTTAGTTCGATTGAAGATAGACTTGTAAATTTTAAAACTAAATTACAAAAAATTGAATTATTTGAAAGTCAGAGTAAAAGTTTATTTGGTATATCTGGCTCATTAACATATACACAAACTTCAAGTTTATCAACAAAAGTTAAAAAAATTAAAAATGAATTTACACCTTTTGAAAACTATATGTATTTTCAATCTTCATCTTATATATCAAGTTCTCTTGGAGAATTTTTTGACAATACTTGGCCAAAGAATGGTGGAAGTGGAACTAAATTAAACGCATATAGTTTATATCCAGTTACATCATCTAAGGCAACATCTTGGTATAATGAACAAATAACATCAGCATCCCTTTTTGATAGAAATAATAGAAATAGATTATTGACTAATATACCAGACCACATTACAAATGATAATAGAAATGTAGCGTTTCACACTTTTATTAATATGGCTGGAGAGCACTTTGATGGTATATGGTCATACATAGAACAGATACCACAAATATATGATAGACGACAACCATTAAATGAGGGACTATCTAAAGATTTAATTTATGCAGTTGGTAGGTCATTAGGGTTTTATTTAAATGACGGACAAGATTTAATTGAACTTCCAAAATTATATCTTGGTCAAGAGGCTACTGGTTCTGATGCTAGTGTTTTTAGCCAACATTCTTCTGTAGCACAAAAAGATATATCGAGAGAAATTTGGAAAAGAATGATAAACAATATGCCATTCTTTTTAAAGACAAGAGGAACTCTGAGGTCGTTTAAAGGATTAATAAGTTGTTATGGTATACCATCAACAATATTAAGAGTTAAGGAGTATGGAGGACCCGATCCAGCACCTGATGCACAGCCATCATATTTTATAGATAAAAATTTTACTAAGGCATTAGATTTTAAAGGTGAACAATATGTATTGACAACTTGGGCAAACGATACCAATAGTGGTAGAAAACCTGATACAATAGAATTTAGATTTCGTTCTCAAGCAGCAAGTGGTTCGTTTCAAACATTATTACAGGCAGGGGCAAATCCTGGTGGATTCGCTATAGGTATAAAGGAAGATACGAACTCATCAAGTGATAATTATGGACACGTCGCATTCAGACTTGCACATGGTTCGGATTCAAGTAAAGGTTATGCCGAACTTTCTTCATCATCACTTCCTGTTCATGACGGAGAATTTTATTCTGTAGCATTAACTCGTGTATCTTCAAGTGGTGCACAATTAAGTGTTGATACCACATCTCAAAGAATACAATACAGATTGATGGTTAAGAAGTATGACGAGGGTAGGAGTAAAATTTATTTAGATTCTGATGAAACTATGATTGTAAATGGTGCGGTTAGTTCATCGTGGAATGGTTCGTTTACAGGAAACGAAACTGCTTATATTGGTGGGGCACCTGATAATTCGTTTGGTAATCAGATGACTGGTTCTATGATGGAATTTCGTTATTGGAACACAGCTTTATCTGAATCTAACTTTGATAATCATGTAAGGTCACCAAAATCATTTAATGGAAATCACCCATCTGCATCTTGGACAGATTTAGTATTACGATATTCGTTTGATGATAATAAAGCATTGAATAGTGATGGTGATATTCGTGATACAAGTGCAGACCAATCTTATATTCAGTCAGGAAGTGCACAAGGATATACATCTGGTACATTACCACATTTCCGTTCAGTTGTAGACGAAGAACAGATGAGAATTCCTAACTTAGGCCCAAATAGACGAGTATCAAATAAGATTAGATTAGAAAATAGTAAATTAGTTTATGGTAATTTAAGTCATAACAAACGAGTTGAATTAAGTGCATACGATACTGCAGCTTTAGATAGTAATAAGTTGGGAATTTATTTTTCACCAACTGATGTAATTAATGAAGATATTATTCGTTCTATAGCAGACTTAGATTTTGACCAATACATAGGTGATCCTCGTGACCAATATAAATTAAGATATAGACAACTCGAAGATATAGGATTACAATATTGGCAAAAGTACTTATCACCAAATAATTTTTGGGATTATATAAGATTAATAAAATATTATGATACTTCTTTATTTGAACAACTAAGGTCATTTGTACCTGCAAGGGCCAGAGCAAATGTTGGTTTATTAATTGAACCAAATATACTTGAGAGAAAGAAAGAAGTTGTAGGTGAACCACCTAATTTTGATGATTTGTATATTGAAGGAGATGCAAACGCATTAACATATTCTTCATCAGCCGTTCCTGAAGCATATGCAGTTTCAATGTCAGGATATGCAGTTACCATAAGTGGTTCATATCCAGTTTATCGAAGTGCGATAAGTATGTCGAGTTACATCAACCCAAGTGGTTCGTTTGATTCATACGAAGGTACAATTACAAGTTCATTTCACGAACCATCTAAATATATCTTAACTCAGTCAATCAACTCGGATTATGGATATAAAATATATGATATCACAGTAGGTGGTCCTGCTCATGTATTTGAGGAAGCATTACAACCTACAATAACAGGTTCAAGAATATCTGAACATAATTATGAGTATAGGTTCTTCTATACATCTTCAAGAGATGCCTTAAAGGATCACGGATATACTTTTGATTCACAGAAAAATAATTTTCATTCTTCTTCTTTTCATAGAAGTGAAATACAAAGTGTGGGATATGATAATTCATACTTTAGATTGGCATACTTAGGATGTCAGCAAACAAAATATACTACTACGGACAAAGAACCTCCAGTTTCTATAACTGTAACTTCACCAACAACATTGGTAACACAGGAACCTGGAGAATCTAAGTTAAAAGTAAAGTAAAAATACGAAAAATTAGAGTTTGATATATTTATAGTTGAGAAAGTTTTATTCACGATTATATTTAAACTCCAGTTTAAAAGAACAAAAACAATAAATTATCTTTATTTAGGAGACAAAAATGGGATTTCTAAACAACACAACGATTACAATCGATGCTATTCTAACCAAAAGAGGTAGAGAATTATTAGCTAGAGGTAGAAACGAATTTAAAGTAACAAAATTCGCATTAGCAGATGATGAGGTTGATTATCGTCTATGGGATACATCGCATCCAAACGGAACTAATTTTTATGGAGCTGTTATTGAAAACATGCCAATATTAGAACCTGTACCAGATGAAACACAAGTATTAAAATATAAACTTGTTACCTTACCAAAGGAAACTTCAAGATTACCAATACTTGATGTTTCTATTAGTTCACTAAACTTTACTTCGGGACTAGCAAGTGCAGAAATTGTTGCACCAGGAACATTAAACTCAACAGATGCAGAACAAGGGTATACATTTATCATACACGATACATCGGTAGCTAAACTTGAAGTAAATCAAGCAGCACCAAGTCCTTCTGCACCATTAATTCCAGTCGCTTTAAGTGGTGATGAATTAACACAGAGTCAGAATACAACTGGTTTATCAGCAAAAATATTACCACAAACATTTACTACACCTACGAAGAAATCAACACAATTGACTATCGTGGGTAATCAGACAGGAGCAACAACTACGGTAACTGTTTCGGTCAACAAAACACAATTAGGAAGTCCGGCATCAGCAGCGGGTTCAATCTAAAGAATTATACAAGGAGTTAGAAATGGCATTATCAGGCGCATATAAAGCATTTAATGATGATAACGATATAGTAAAAAACATTAAAAGCGTAATCTCATCAGGAATATGGAGTACAGGAGCGAATACTTTAACGGCCTTCTATACTCAATCCGCACAAAGTTCAAGTACTGGAAAGTATTTTTACGATGTATATAAAACAGACCATACCGATACTGAAAGAGAAGTTCAGTTTTCGATAACTTATGGTCATATACACGGAAGTGGTTCTTTAGGAACTGCGGGAGCCGCGACTGGTAATAGAGCATCAGCTGCGATACACGCACAATTTGTTAATTTACTATTAGGACCTAATGTAGAAAAATTTACATATGGTGGTGATGTAACTTCAAAACATTTTTACGCATTATCTTTACGAAGAGCTCGTATGAGAGAAAAAGTAGATCCAGGAAATTGGGAACTACATTTAAGTGGTAGTGATGTAGCACTGCTACCAGGTACCGATTCACTTATTAAGTTAATTGACGATAGTGGAGCAACAACCAATCCAACCACAGGAGTTGGTGGTCGAGTATTTAATGTTGTTAGTGGTTCAATATCCACTGGAACAGCAGCTACCAATTTAGCAGCAGCATCTCAACCGGGTGGTGGATACGGATTATTCTATCCTGATTTAGGACTCATCGTACTGAACGCTGACATACTACATGCGTCAGGTGGTATAGCAACAGTTACAGGTTCAAATACCGAAGGTGGTAATGTTAGTAAATTTTTCTCTATGATAGAAGGTGGTGGTAAATTCCAAGCCCGTAGAGAAGAAAGAATATCATCGACACATTATTTCTGTCGAGCAGGAAACAAAGAATTTAACTTTTCTAACAATCCAACATTCTTCACAGGTTCAACTGGTGAATTTACTCAACCTACATACTTTAAAGATCCAAAGTCGTACATTACAACCGTAGGTCTTTATAATGATTCTAACGAACTTTTAGCAGTAGCCAAGTTGAGTAAACCCGTTCTTAAATCTTTTTCAAGGGAAGCTCTTATCAAAGTAAAGTTAGATTTCTAATAGATAAGGAGCAAAACATATGTTAGGAAATGTCCATCCGCAAGACGTTTCAGTAGAACCATTCAAAGTCCATAAACGATTTCAATTTAGGACTGCCGATACAGGTAGTGGAGTTTATGCTTTAAAAGGAGTTAGTGGAAGTTTTCATAATTTCATGACAGGTTCTGCAAATTCTCAGAGCTTTGGTGTTTATAATTCCATATCTGAAAGTATGGACAAACCAAAATCTACTTGGTATAGCCTTGGAACATATTACGAACTACCATTATATTATAGCATTAATCATTTGTATTATGAAAAATTTAGTGGTAATCCAAAATTACCACACATGAATGAACAACCACAACCATATCTGAGTTGGGGTCCCTCTAATAGAAACAAAATGAATAGAGAATTACACGACAGATGTTCAGTAATTTCGTTACCACAATCTTTAATCGGTGAAAGAATAAAACCTGGTTCTGTAAAAATACTTGATGATTCTAAAGATATAACTTTAGATATAAGAGATGACGGAGATGGTAATTTATATGATTTTGCATTTAGTTCATCATATGCATCACATAGGTCAGCAAGTTTCGATACGGGTGTTGGTATAACAGCACAAGGTAGTGGTAGTGTTGTCGGTAATGTATTTTATGATACTGGAATGGTAGTAATGACAAATACAGGTTCAAGTTATGTAAATGCATTTTTAGGATCAGGTACAGACGGATTTGAAATAGATTATAGAGCAACTCATACAATTTATCAACACGAATATACTGTAATTGCACCAGCAGGTAGATTCAGTAATTCAAAAAATATAAGTGTTACACACCAAAGGAGTGGTAGTATAACCGTAAAAGAAGGGGCAAGTCCTCACTCTCTTTTTCCACCAGGAGATAATCCATCTGCAGCCGCAGGAAGCGGTTCGTTTAATAGTTCTTATGAGGCAACTGAATTTGTAAATTCTTTTGTAACTCATTCTCAGTTTGCACCCTATGTAACAACAATAGGTCTCTACAACGAAAATAATGAACTATTGGTGATTGGAAAAACATCAAGACCTATAAGAAATGAACCAGATTTAGATATGTCATTTGTTTTACGATTTGATGTCTAATTCGCCATATATATAATATTTATTATAGAATAAAAGAGACTGAAAGTCTCAGAAAGGAGTAATATGATAGGATTACTCGAATTATTAGTAGGTATTGTATTGGGTATTGGTATTTCAGATGCATTAGATAGTGCTAAACCAATCTACCCAAATGATTCCACTAAAGTTAGTACAGAATATTATATAATTTATCAAGATAGATATTTTGGTAGAAGATATGGATATTCTTTGTTTAATGACTATTGGTGGCACACACCAAATAATTATCATTATGGATACCGCACTCAAAGAGGAACTGATGTTCCATTAAGAACTTGGGGTGGTACAAGTAAAGGTAGAAAAAGTGGTGAATATACCAAACCTAAAACTCGTAGAGACGGAGAGGGGGGTGGTAAAGGTCGACATCACGGAGGTAAAGGAAATAAAGGAAGAAAGAAAAACTAAAATAGGAGAATAATCGTGGACAACCAAACACAAGGTCTTGTCGAAGGGTTGATAGGACAATATGGTTGGTTATTTATTGTGGGTGTAATAACACTCATCTTTCAAAATACCATAAGAGAGGCAGTAGATGGTTTCATGGTCTTTTTGGGTAATGATTACAACGAAGATGATGTCGTAGAAGTTGATGGAGAACCAGGAAGAATAGTAAGAGTGAGTATGTGGAAAACCGTATTCTTTATCTATCATATAGTTGAGGGTAAAGTTGTCGGTGGTTCAAAGTTGGTAGTGGCAAATTCAAAGTTGAAAGATTTGAAAATAGAAAAACCATTAGCTAATCTTGATTTATCTAAATATTCAAAAAAATAGTATTGTGATATTTATAATTGTTAAGTAACGCTAGCAATATGGAGATATAAATGAAAAAAATATTGATTGGTCTGTTAATTAGTGTAAATTTATTATCAGCCGAAAATGAACTTTGGAAATTTTTTAAGTATTCGACTGCATACGCAAGTTTCAGTTTGAATGCACCAAGACACCAAGATGATAGGTTTGCTATTATAGGTGGGTTGAGTACAGGACAATTACAAGTCGGTAGAACCGAAAGAGAATTAAAACCTGATTTTCAAACATCATTTGGATTAAGAAAAATTGGTAGATTTAATTATGAACCAAAACGAGGTGTTAAGAATGCTGGAGTTGGTGGAACTTGGTATGATGGTTCAGAATCTAATGCTAATGAAAGTGCTACATTTGGTCCTGTTCAAGGATGGGAATATCTAATTAAATGGTCAGAAGGTAGACAATGGGGTAACGAATATTTAAATCAAGAGTATTGGGTAAGATACACAAGTGATTGGTGGATGGCTAAAATAGGTTGGACGGAGTTAGGATTAGAAGAACTTGAATATGGTCAAGGTGAATTAAGATTTAAATGGACACCACCTGTTTTAGATGACAAAATAAATTTAAGTATTGGTGTAAAACATAGACAACATCCTGTTTATGGATTTGATGCTATGGTATTGGATACGACTTGGTACAAAGGACAATGGTGGAATTTCGCAGAAGATGCCTTTGGTATTGATGATAATGCTTGGTTTACAGAAGATTATCATTTAAATGGTGACCGAGATATTCAACTATATGAAATAGATCCTGAAACTGGTGAGTTAAGACCGATTGAAGGTGGTGGTCCTTTTTGGAATGATGATGGTAGATTTGTCGGTGTTGATTGGCTGTGGAGAGATGAGAATGGTAAAATATTTGCATATACAGATAGAGAATATTTCTTATATCACTTTCCAAGAATGTTAGAAAAGTATATTGGTGGTGTCAAACAAGAAATAGGATATCAAAGAGAAACTTCAATAGTATTGGGAGCTGATTTTTATCATTATGATGATTATTGGTGGTTACATGCTTGGGGTAATTGGTTACCTTACCACTTTGGACACGATAAATATTCATATCATAACGGAGCACATTACCAAACTCATTTAGAAGAAGGTGGTGAACCAAATGAATTTAAATTTAAAGACGCGATGTGGCATAATTGGCACGATTATGATTTTGGAGCAATTTTTGGTGTAAAAATTAAAGATAACTTAGGTGTGTTCGCAGAAGGTCGTTATTTAAATTATTGGGAAAGACCAGCATACGATATTAAGTTCGGTATAAATTATCAATTTATGGGATTTTAGGAGAAAACTTATGAGAGATTGTGAATGTAATGGTTGTCAATGTGAGTATGCATGTGAATGTGGATGTTGTTGTGAATGTGAATGTGAAGCATGTGCATGTGTAGTGATATGTGAATGTGAGTGTTGTAAAGACACCGAGTAGAAAGGGAAAAAAATGTTAAAAAAAGTATTGACTTTACTGAGTATTATATTTATATTCAGTTGTGATGATAGAATAGAAGAAATAGGACCTCAAATAATCAATATGTGGATTGATGGTGAAGTTGTGAATGTGGAAGAAAGATACAAACAAATAACCACTTATGGTTCAAGAGATACTTATATAGATTCAATTGGTTCAGACGGAACTTGGATTGTAGAACAAAAAACGAAAAAGATTTTCGTAATACATTTTCAAGTAGAAGATGGTAGAGTTCTTGCATTAAATGAACATTATGCACTTATTTTTGTTGATTGGGATGCAGCAAACTACACCACAAGTTTAATTAACGAAGGATTTTATAGTAACCCACATACAGATGATAAAGAAGTATTGTTACAAATTGTAGGACCTTATGATTACACAATAGGTGCACAAGCATCTATTACTGAGTTGAAAATGATTTCATCAGGACAATATGCAACTGGTAGATGTGAAGGAAGTTTTTATAATCCATTTACTGATTCTGTAATGGAAGGTGTATTGGAATTTGAAAATGTAAGAATAAGTACAGATGAAGCTAATACTACTTATTTTGATATCACTCGTGATAATTAAGAAAGTAGTATAAAACACGGAGAAAAGTAATGGCAGATCAAGCCAGAACAAAACAAGGACAGAGATTGGGAGAATTGTTATTGGATGCGGATATCGTAACCAAACGACAACTTGCCAAAGCTGCTCAAGCACAAGTAAAGGGTGATAAAAGAAAAATAGGTGAAATACTTGTAGAATTAGGATTTTGTACAATAGAAGATTTAACAGACGCGATGTTAGATACACATCACGAAGAAGTAAAGGAAGAAGTAGTGAATAAACCAACAGAAATTAGTGAAGAAAAAGTATTAGGTACTAAATTCACTTTATCAGTTCAAACAATGGTAGCTGCAGGAACAGGATTAGCCTCATTGATTGGTATGTGGTATGCCTTGCAAGCTGAAATACAAGAAGCTAAAGAATTACCGAGTTTAGAAAGTTTATATTCTGCGGAATACCCATCAAGACCAGAGGGATATAATTGGCCAAGATCTTACGAACAATATAAAGACCAAGTAGGTTCACTTCAAGAAGATATGGATGATGTGTATGATAAATTGGATGAATATGAAGAAACGATTGAAGAACTTGAGAAACTCGTAGCAGATTTACGAGTCGAAGTTGCAAAGAAAAGGAATAAATAGTTATGAATAATGGAAAATTAATTAAAATTACTTTTAAAACATTATGTGTCATGGGATTAGCATTTATACTATGTGGTAATGTTGTAAATGGTCAAGATAAAAAACCAAAGGTAGAAGTTATCAATGATGATAATTTTAAGAAATCAATATCAAAGGGATTTTTTCTTATAAAATTTACATCTGGTTATCAAATGACTACACTTGATAAGAAATTATTTGATGGAGTTAGTGGATTTGAAGGTTGTAAAATAATCGAAGTTGATGCGGGAAATGCAAAAAAAGTAATTAAAAAACTTAGAATACGAAACTATCCATCTTTAGCATTATTTCACAACGGAAAAAAGAAAGAAGTTTGGAAGGCCGATATGGATGGTGTTGTAGATATTAATAATAAAGATATCAAAAAGGCTATTTCAAATGCGATAGCAGGTGATGTGTTTTAATGTATGAACATCGCAACGATAGCTGGACATTTAGCATTTGGGTTAATAGCATTTTCGTTTCTTGTAAAGGATATACTATATCTTAGACTACTTTCAATTTTAGCAAGTCTATTCTCAGTATTTTATAATTTTTATATACCAGACCAACCCATGTGGTTGGCAATCAATTGGAACATTGTCTTTGTTCTTGTAAACCTTTATCACATCGCTGTTATCATATATGAAAAACGACCTGTCCACATGGACGATAAGAATAATGAGTTATACGAAACCCTATTTAAAGATTTAACACAAGTAGAGTATTTAAAAATTAGTAAGGCTGCTATTTGGAAAACATTTCAACCTAATGAATTTATTACAAGACAAACACATCTTGTTCCAGATTTAGTATTGATATACAATGGAACAATAGATGTATTAGTAAATGGTAAAAAGGTGGCACAATTAAAAGATGGACAATTTGTTGGTGAGATGTCATTCCTTACAGAGAAATCAGCAACTGCAACTTGTATTGTAAAACATCCGTGTGAATGTTTAGTTTGGAAACAAAGGGAGTTTAAAGAATTGTTAAAAAGAAACCCATCATTATATTTCACACTTCAAACTCTGTTGAGTGCACAAGTTTCAGATAATCTTGTAAGTAGTTCAAAATCTGAATAGTCTATATTTATTAATATGTTAAAACTCAAAGACCTACTCGTAGAAAGAATTGATTATGAAGATACTGCCCGTATGTTGGTCAAAAAATATGGCCTTCGTTCCAAAGTAAGATTTGGTAAAGTCAAGGGACAAAACGAAGCAGATTACGATTGGATTAAAGATGTTATAAATTTAAAACGAAAATACCCAAATGTCAAAGAATTTGTTGTATCGGTTTTACACGAGATAGACCACGCAAAGATGAGATATAAAATGGGAGCTAAAAAATACGAACACGAATACACGATGGCTGGACAGGACGCAGTAGAAAAAGGTGGTGATTTCCACGATGATAATTTCTACGAAGAACAGGCTGAAAAGTGGGCACAAAACGAATATAGAAGAAAATGGAAGCGAAAATTTAAATGATTTGAGAAATTTAGGTTATACTTATTTATATGAAAACAAGATCTGCCAAGAATAAAGGTAAAAGGTTACAAAATAATATTCGAGATATTCTTCTCGAAAACTTCAAAGAATTAGAGCCTGATGATATTAAATCCACTACTATGGGAGAAAGTGGAGAGGATATTCAGTTATCACCTGCTGCTCGTAAATTAATTCCATATGCTATTGAATGTAAGAATCAAGAAAAATTAAACATATGGGAATCATTAAAACAGGCAGAGTCTAATAGTGAGAAAGGTAAACCTGTTTTAATATTTAAGAGAAATCGTAGTAAAACCTACGCTGTTTTAGAAATTCAAGACTTTATAAACTTAATAAAATAATATGAATACTGATATAGGATTTGATAAAACTTATGTCATCAGTTTAAAATCACGACAGGCTAGGCGTGATACAATAAAACAAACACTAAATGGAATTGATTATGAGTTTGTTGATGCAATAAATGGTAAAAATCTTAAAATAAGAAAATTAATTAAGGATGGTATATTAAATACAGAGTATTATGATCCAGGTGGAACTTGTAATCGTAGTATTATAGGTTGTAGTTTATCTCATATAAAAACATGGAAAAAATTTTTAAAAAGTGGACTCGATACTTGTTTAATATTAGAAGATGATATTTTTTTGACCAAAGAAATTGTTAGGTCACAGATGGATGTGGAATATGGAAAGCCACGAAATGAATATCAAATGATACTTGATGAAATAAATTCATTAGATACTTGGGATGTTATTTTTTTAGGAAAAAAAACCGAAGATGTAGATGGTGAGAGAATTACGGATAATTTAATTAAACCAATATTTGGAACTTCACGATATGGTGCACATGCATATATCATAAACAAAAATAGTGTGAAAAAATTACTTGATAGTTATGTACCAATAACTTATGCAGTGGATGTTTTTATGGATGAGACATTATCTAATTTAGATATAGTTTCAGTTAAAAAGTCTTTTATTAGACAAAGGGGTGATTTGGTAGAAGATGAACTTTTACTTAATCCACAACCAAAAAACACACCAGATTCCGATACATTTTGGAATCTATTATATAAAGGAAAATTAACTACTTGTTCCGTTGATGATATAGTAGAA